TCAGAACTTCTTGCCTGTCACCATCAAGCCATCTGCTCCCCACTTCTTAAGGAACGCCTCTGACTCATCAGCTGTGAGGCAGCGAGTTTTCGGGTGAAGGGATTCCAGCGTGATGTTTTGTTTCTTCGACTCCGTGTTGAATTGATCGACTAGTAGGTTCTCCACTGTCCTAGCTGCTGCATAGCACTCGACTAAATTCAGGTGATTGGTGTCAATCAGCTTCTCTGGTGTGCAGTGCTCTGCGCTTCCATTGGCCGTAAAACAGACATAGAACGCGACGTGATACAGCATGACGATTTCCTTTCCATGGATGTCTCAGAGAGATGACTTACGCTACATAGTGGCTGACAGCTTCGACATCGTTGGGTGAAGTAGTCATAAGGTTGACCATCCTCAGCACTCACGATGAAAGCCACCAATCCAAACCTTGCGGCACAGTTCCTTAACGTTGTCGCAGTGTCCAACACGTTGAAGCTGTACATCTCATAGACGTTTGACTCATACCCCTTTTGAACGTAGACATTGTGGAGTGTTTCCATAGCACCTCCTGTCATGTCTGGCACTACGTTGTGCAGTGCCTTGCGACACAAGGCCGAATCTATTACCACAGACATTAACTGTCAACACACAATTGACAGACACACGCAAAAAACCAAGTAAAGAAAAAGCCCGCACTAGGCGGGCAGCTATCAGTCATACGCAAGCATCACTGATGCTTTGTCAGCCTCTCAATTTCAGCAGCTAGCTCAGCCTCAGCTTTCTTAACCAGTTGTTCTTTGATGGATTCCTGATTGTTCTGAAGCCAAGCAGCATAAGCAGCGTCTTTGTTAGCTTCGTACTCTTCTTCGAACTGGGCACGTAGCGGCGACATAGCAGCTCTTGTAGAAGCCTGTGCACTGCCGTGTTGAGTGCTGGTAGCACGATAGAAGGAACGGCTTCCCTTTTCCTTTGCACGTCTCTCAGTCTCAGCAGCAACAGCAGGCCACTTGCGGAATGTCTGGATGTTAGGACGCTTGACGCCATCATCCTCACCAGCACACCACACAGTGATAGGTTCACCGCTGTCAATCCAAGCTTGAGCTAAACGTTCTTGGTCTGCTGCTGTGTAACTGGGCTTAGCCATACTGAATCCTCGAATCGACGTTATGTAAATCACATGACAGATGGTATGTCAGCATAATGCTAACGTCAATGTTGGATTGTCACAAACAACCTTAGATACACGCATCACCAAAGTTCTGCATTCGTTCCTGCCCCTCAGACATCTCAAAATAGGAAGCTTCCAAGTCAACGCCTTTCAGCTTGTTGATATCAGCGGGGTGGAAGTCATGCTGCTTGCTGTCTCCTAACAAAACGGGTGGTAGGTGCATGTCAGTCAGTTTCAACATGCCAAACCCACCTATCATTTTGTTCAGGTTCTCAAACCCTGCGGAGGCAACACGTGCAATGGTATCGAACGAGCTTTCTTTTATCTCAGCAAAGATGCTCTGAGCTTCATCAAGTGCTGTTCTCTCATAATTTTTTTCGAAGTGCACACCAAATCTCGCCATCGCTACCACTAAGGATGCACCAAAACTAACAGGATTTTTTAGAGCATCGCCGTGCATCATAAAGCAGATCACATAAAATAACGCGCCAGGATCATTGTTGCCCAAAGCTCGACGAATTGCTTTAGCTTCATCTTCAGAGTATCGCAAGCCGACCCCGGCGAAATAAACCCGGATGTTCTTTAGAACAGTAGCAAACACATCGAGGCTCGCATTAAGAGCTACCTTGGCAATAACGGACGCTGCCCAAAAAGCTAACGTCGCCTCACTTACGTTGAAGCGATTTGCCACCAAATGAGCACACACTGAATACTCGGTCAAATTCGGATTGTATAGATACTCAAAGGCATTTTCTTCAAAGAGGCTAGTTGCTACGATCCGTTGGTCCTCATCTTCAATACGACGCAGTAGCGACCTTGCTGCTTCCATCTCCGCCGCCATAGCTCCTGTTTCAAGCAGTGATATGGTAGAGATTGGCGACCTCACTATCGGGTCCCATTTTTCGTTGTAGAAACGCACGAACAGTATCGGTCGTTCGCCCGGCTTACCATCTGGGCGAAACTCTCTACCAGTCGTGAGCCGTGATAACCAAGGCCGGTCAGTGATAAACTGCTGGGAGACGGTAGTGTAATACTGTGGAAGCTTGAGCCGCCGTAGATGATTGTAATAGGAACGCATCACGTGAAACTTAGCTTCATCATTATCAACACAAACATAGGCTCTATGCATCATCCTGAGATGACGCAATCCCCAGAGGGTAGATGTAGAGTCCACGAAATGTGTGTACTCATGAACAGCCAATACCAAAGCTTTCATCAACCGTTCACAGGTAGCAAGATCAATTTTTTCAACCGATTCCAAGTCGGACAGAGTTACCCCATTAACCGACGGACTCTCTAAAGAATCGAGCATTACGACGCATGTATTGAAATCGAATTGGCCTAACGTATCGACTTTGCGAAGAGGGTTCCAACGAGCACTACTAGCCTTTATCTTCTTAACTAACGTGTTATTCAAGTCTGACATCAGTTGCGTCCTAGCTTTTCTAATCAGTGGTAAAGCAGGCGATGCTGTTATGTCGAAACGCCAGCCAAAAGAATACCTTAACGCTTTATGAACGCTTTGTATGTGTAGAAGGCTTTACCGCTAGGAGCGAGAAAACAAACAGCGTATTCATTCTCTTGAAAGACGCTAATCTTCAACCCCTTACTGACATGGCATTTCCCATCACTCACCATCTTATTCGCACCGTCTTCATCACCGTCTTGAGCAAATGCACCGAAATCATCTAGCTTGCCCTGACTGTCACAGTAGACATAATCCTTCTTGACAACGGCTGAATAGTTTACGTCCTGCCATTGTGCCAAAGCGGATGTCGAGCAAACTAACAGAGCTACTGAACAGATGAGTTTCTTCATGAACGCGTTCCTTGTGAGTTCTGGGGTCATTGGTCCAACTGGCAGAGTGTAAGACAACAGCCATCATCACGCCATCACCAGTGAACGGGAGAGCAAGACGGCTATCCAAGCTGCTCAGTGCGTAGTGTCGCTTTGATAGCAGTGAAGCTATACTCACCTCCCAACCTGCTGAAGGAGAAGCACATGGGCGTCACGAAGAACTTCATCACCACCATTCGCAACAGCGAGCAAGCCTTAGAGATTGGCAAAGACATGGGAGAGGTGGCAATTGACGCAATCCTCTCTGATAAGTTTGGTATCGATGGTGTGCTGAAGGATGTACCAATTCTCAACATCATCGTGAGTCTGCATAAGGCTGGGAACAAGATTTCAGCCCACTTCTTCGCCAAGAACATGCTGGCATTCCTCACAGAAATAAACCGAGTCCCCAATGAAAAGCGCATTGAGTTCCTAAACGAAAACTGTGCCAATGAGGAAGGGATTGAGAATGTTGGTGAAGTGACCCTCATGATCCTAGACAAGCTAGATCACCCTAAGCTTGCTACGATGCTGGGGCGTGCGTTTGCTCTGATGACCTTGGGCGAAATCGATAAGTATGTGTTCGACATCTACGCCCATACGATAAAAGTGATGAATCCTTATCTTCTGCAACAATTGAAGCAGTGCTATCAGATTAAAGGGATGATAGGGGTTGACGCACCAGCGGCCACCATTTTGGCTAACTACGCCTTGTTAAAGGTTGGCTACAAGCTGAACCACAGCGGTAATACAGCCGACATGGATTTGTCCATAGCACCCACTGCGTTTGGTGAGCTTTTCTATAAGCGAATAGTTGTAGGCAGCGACACATACTGAATCAGGGGAAGATCATGACCGCAGAACTTGCAACCACAGTGACAAAGGAAGACGTCACCTTCTACTTAAGCATAGCGGCTGCAATGCTGGCTCTTGCGACTTTCTTTGTAGGCTTCTCGCAAATGAAGATAGCGAGTGCCAAGGTTAGGCTAGACTTGTACAACAAGAGATTTAACGTCTATGTCGCAGCACTTGAATACTATCAAGCGATGTGGAATCACCCTGTCAGCCTGCTGAATCTCAACCAAAAAGCCGAGTCTTTCATCAAGCATTACAGAGAGTCATCATTCCTCTTCTCAACTAAAGACGGCATCTACGAGACCCTTACCCGAATCAAAGATAGTGGTGCAGTAGTGAAAACCCATGAAGAGTGGAAACAAGATAGCAGCGGCACACATTCGATTGGGAACATGGATGCACTGCACACCAAGAGCGTGACAGCTCGGGAAAGAATAGGCATCGACTTACAAACGCTGGAAAAGCAGATGGCCGACTACATCGACTTCAGGGCGGTAGAAGGCTGGGCGTTTTTCGGAATACCTCATAGGGTTAAGCGGCTATTCCGGCGTAGAGCACGTTGAATTCAGCCCGCCGCCAAAACAGGGAACACAACAGGGGTGGGGTCTTTGCTGTATGGGCTGGGAAAAATAAGGAACGCGGTGCATTGGGGATTGAAGATTTAAGCGAGAGTTGTTAAGCAACAAGCAACGACCCAAACGAGAACCATTCTTAATCTGAAAATAAAGGCTGACGCCCTCTTAGAGCCTGCCCACGCTGCTTACTTCTTGAACCCTACACCTAGAGCCACCATCAAGCGAGACACTGTTGTAGGCGACCACAGACCACCACGTGAGGTGTGCTTTCCCTTAGCATTGAGACAATCAGCAAGGCCCTGAAGAGTGTTCACACCCTCAAACAGACACGCCTTGACGTGAGGTGCTATCTCAATGTGGTGTGGGTTGATCTTGATGACAGGCTGTACAGATGCGGCCTTCTCAGCCTTGGCCTTACGAGCTACTACAAGGTTGTTAGAGCGACGATCTACCTTTGCCCTGCTCTCTTCACATCCGCTATCTGCACGCTCCTGAAGGGCCTTCAGAGCATCCTTGGTACGTTGACTGATGAAGGCCCGTTCTTGCTCTGCCAGTGCTGCAAAGAGGTGAAGCTGAAAGTTGTCAGCTTGGGGCATGGTGGCAACCTTGAAGATGACACGCTTCATGAGGCTGGCTATGTGCTCAACGTCACGGCTCAACCTATCAAGCTTGGCAACCACCACAGGCAAGCCTGTAGCGATGGCCCTGGAGCAGGCTGGACGATCTACAGGAGGGACGGTGCCTGAAACGGTATCTGTGTACTCATCAATCACAATCCAGCCATTAGCCTTAGCTGCACTCTCCACATAGGAACGCTGGGCTTCCAAGCCCAAGCCGGACTCCCCTTGACCTTTGGTGGACACACGATAGTAGGCAACTACCTCAGTTGTACCTTGCATGGTGGATTCCTGTCTGTGTGTTGGTGATGACACATTCTACTAATTCGCTACACACATGACAATCACACAACGACCGTCTTGTGAATGTAAAACCTTGATTGATACCTACCTGTGGCCTGCCACAGAGAGTTTTGCACCTAGATAGGATTGGTATGTGTTGTGTTTTGTATGGGAGTCAGCTTTGAGGAAGGTCAATTTGAAGGAATTCACTCTTTTGAGTGGATGTTGCTGAAATGTGCGATTTGACAGTTGACTATGCTCTTGGGATGTGATTCTGAGATGTTAATCAACACTTTTTACACGTTTTCCACAAATCTGTGTAACAGAGAGAAAATGATTTGCTTGACAACATCCCTATGTGTGGGAAAACCCACAAGTGTCACAACCCTTGCTTCTATTGACTCACCTTCAAGTGCGTGACTAAAGAGTGTTTTGCAGTCACAAATCAACAAACACACCACAAACAGTCACAGCAACAACCATCAGTATTGATAGCGCCCTAACGATTACACATGTCGTGATTAGTCTGCTGTTGTTTGTTCCAAGGTTGTCCCATTGATTACATGGTTCTCTTTGCCGGGACATTTTGTCTGTTGTGGGTTGTTGTGTTTGGATACTTTGAAAGGATGGATGTCCTGAATGAGCGCTTTGCCTAGGGGGTGTTACTACCCTATATATAATGCGACGCTATTACTTTACACTCAAGCCGCCTTCTTTTCGTCTCGCCATTTTGTGATTGTGGGTCTAGAAACTCCTGTTTGCTTCTGCACTTCAGAGACATTCAGCCCACCATTCAAGAGCGACAGAACAACAGCCTTCTTTGGGTTAGCTCTCAGCTCCCGTGAGTGCTTCTGAGCATCTTCTAGGGTGTAGTCCTTACGTGCATATTGCTCGTCGCTGTCAAAGCCCCAGTAGGCGTTATAGAAAGCTTCACTACCATACTCTGTGAATGTGCGAAGGTCATGGTGAAGCTTGGCAAGTTCTTCTGGTGTGGGCTGGCAGACATCATCAATGTCGTCCCATTCACTTTCCCTGAGTGAGGACACTTCCACACCACTCATAAGATCAATGAGTTTTGTAGGGCGAGCCTCCATCATTCGAGGAACTATCAACTCTATAGCGTTGTAGTACCGCTGTGCTTGTTTGTCCCGGTAGTGGAACAAGTCCTGAATGGTATCTTTGGTGATTACTGGCAATGACTCTAAGATCACACAAAGTTTGTAGACAGAAAGAGGAATGTTCCTATGTTTTTGACCATACCAATCAAGACGGGCAACCCCTTCAATGATGTCCATGGCAAATGCAGGGTATCGTCCCCGGCCAGTGGTTGTACCAACATAGCTGTAGAACGGATTGAGCATAATCCTTAGATTTGCCCCTCTGTTGGATTTGGGTTTTGTGTTCTGTTCAGATGATCTAGGCTGCTTGAGATTGTGAGCTAACCAAGCATCTGCTTTAGCACTCACTTCTAGCTCTATCGAAGCTAGTTGATCCTGTGTGAGTAATGGTGTTTGTTTGGGTTGTAGCACTTATAGTTTCCTTGTAGGTGGAAGCTCCTGTATTGCGTCATAGGACGTTCTAAGCACAAAGGAATGCCATTGCATAGCTCTGTGCTTAAAACGCTCAGTAAGAGCTTGTAGAGGATTAGAGGGATATTGCGCTATGCTGCTGGAAGTCCAGACACACCATTACCCGGTGTAACGCCGATGTGGTGATGTGTAGAAACAGGAATACCGTTAACTGTCACTTCACCAGTGACGTAAGACTGGCCTGTCCATTGTGTGTTAGCTACATTGATGCTCATGGATTGAGCATTGAGGCTAATGCTGTTGGTAGCAGTTATACTGATATCCCTGGCATTCACCTTCACAGTGAACTGACTATTAAGCTCGATGTTGCCATCGGCTTTGACTGTGACGTTGGCCTCTTGTCCAGTTCCAACGTTGTGCACAATGAATACATCAGAGAAATCTTTAGGCAACACCATGCTTTGAGCTTGCGAAGCCATTACAGGTGCAGGGCCAATCCCCGGATAAAAGAAAGAATCCATCTGGTCTTTCATACGGTTGGAGTTAACCCTTGTCGGGCTTCCATTCCCGATCTTGAAATGCTCAGCATCGTTATCGGACACAATGCACATGCCTGTATCACCAACCTTGATTGGGAAGTAGAAGATAGTTGTTCCACTTCTTTGCATAGCTACAGGAATGTTGATGATTGGGGTGTCGTCCATGTTCTCACCGCCATCTGTGTAGCGTTGGCACAGAGGCTTGACGGAGACGATTGGGGGGTATTGCTTAGAGATACCAACAATGACGGCGGGAAAAGCGTTACTCATAGCTTCGTTGTTGTTATGAATCTGTCTTTGAAGTTCTTCCATCCACATGTTAGGCCACCAGAGCAAGAGCATTGCCCTTACTGTCCTGAACCACATAAAAATCCCCCTCCCGTTTACTCCACAGGAAAGAGATGATGGTGAACTTCTGAATCATGTTGTGCTTGAACTGCTCGTAAGAGGCTTTCATTGCACTGGATTGTGTGCTGAAGTAGGCAGGATAAGCGATACCTTCTACAGTGATTGGTTGATTGAATCTCATTGAAGAGTCTCCTGTTATTTGTTGTTAAGGGTTGGGCTTGCTTGGATAGCCGGATTAGCTGTCTGTGTCAGAGTAATGCTTTGAGGGACAATGCTAGAAACAGCATCCTTCACTTTGACGGGGATTTGTACGTCAATGTATTGCTTGGTTTGGTCATTGCTGTTGAGGATGAGTGTTCGTAGAGTTTCAGACTGAGACAGGGAAGCGCTAGCAATCTCTCGCCTCAACATACTGATGTCTGCTGCCCTAGTTGCTTGATAGTCGTTAAGAGTGATGTGCGCGTTCACAGTGAGGATGGAACACCCAACCAAGACAAACATACAAGCGGCGAACAACCATCCCCAGACAACGTTAGAAGCTGGGGAAATAGCCATTAGTTACCTCTTGCTCTATACCCGTTAGATGGTGGGGACAGCTTGTCAACGACTTGCTGAAGCTCTTTCTTGCTTTCTTCTCTGTGCTTTTCAAGCATCCCGCTAACCTTGTCAGTCTCAACACCACTGATATTGATTGGAGCTTGGTTAACAATGATGTTGTTGTTCACTGTTGTTGGAGCCAAGTCTTTACCGTTGAGTGCGGGTTGAACAGGATTAGTGATTGGAGCTTGAGACATCGCAGCTACAGCCTTACTATCAATAACTGGGATATCGCTTCCATCAGTCACACGCCAGTCTTTGGGAGTGTTGGGTACAGTAGGAATGTCGCTACCGTCTGTAACTCTCCAAGGTGCGTTAGGATCAACGTTACCGTTAGGGTTAGGCATTGGGCCACCGCCATGACGGTCTAGCTCTCTTGCTGCTGCAATGTCGGCTCGCTTCTTATCATCAACTTGACGCTGTGCAACAATCTTGGCGTAACTATCATCACTGATGCCGCCTAGGCTATCTGGCAGTGCATGTAGTGCATCTTGGATTAGACGGATTGTGCCGATTACTGCATCAGCAAGGATAGTGAACACATCCACCATACTTGTAAGTACGCCAATCACCACTTCACCAGAGGTCTTGAATACTCCAGCTTGCTCAGAGAGTCCGAGGATTTGAGCTACCGTGTTCCATAGCGTTGTTAGCGACTGTCCAAGCTCTGCAAAAGCATTCCCCATATCCCTAGTGAACTTAGGATCAAAGTAGCTTTCACCGTTGTTGAACCATGCTGCAACACCTGTCAGCCATTTGGTGATACCTGTCAAACCTTGCAGGACAGAGTTAGAGGCACTGCCGATAGCGACAAACTCAGGCTGAAGCTCATTCATAAACTTCAAGAAGCTGTCATACAAACCACCACTACCTGTCATTGTGTCGTGTAGGCCAGTATTGTCGTAAGCCTTAACCATGTTGGCCTGATACTGGTTAGCGATACGGTTATCCCAAGAGTCTTGGGTATTACGTGCCTTATCCAGCAACCCACCATCGTTAGCATGTTGGTTAAGCACTTGGCCTAGTTCAACCATGAACTTGGTAAGCGCGTCACCACTGATCTTTCTGTCTTGGCGATCTTTACCGAATGCTTTCTGGGCTGCGTCTCCTGTCAGTTTACCGCCTGTAGCACGTTGCCAAGCTTGAGCACCAAACTCGTTAGCGTGTGCTCCAAGGTGCTCAGCAATCTGGCCTGTCCATTCCTCAGAGAACAACTGACCTTTACCGAGAGCCTGACGCATACCCAGACTGATCTTGGACATGTTTTCATTCGACAGGTGTTGAGCCTTGCCGTACCTCATGATTCCCTCTGTGGTATCGGCGGCTTTGTCTACTCCGATCTTGGGAGAGAGAGCACCAACAATCTTGGCGTAGTCAGGGCCAAGCTGTGCAGCGTTCAAGCCTTCCTTCTGTGCGAAGTTCTCATAGCGGTTGTTCATGCGTTCGGCGTTTGCCGCTGTACGGTCGCCTACAGACTCAAACTGTCCCATCCGTTGGTTACGTGTGTTGGAAGCTCGTTCAGCTTCACGGGCATAACCCACAGCAGCGGCGTTGATAGCAGCGAACGCAGCCACCACAAGGGCAGCACTACCAGCGACAGCACCCAACCCCATAGAGGCACGACCCAAACCGCCTGCAAGCCCTTCCAAGCCCCCTAGAGCACCTTCAGCACTACCTGTGACACCACCAGCAAAACGACCGATACCGCCAAAGCCGTGTAGCGAGCTATGACCAACGCCAAGCAACCCACCCCCACCATGTCCACCGTACCCATGGAAGCTACGACCACTACCACCAGCAAGGCCAGAAGCCTGACGGGCTGCTCTGTGTTGTGCAGCTTGGATTCTCAGTTGACGTAGTTGGTGTTGTTGGGCAGCAGCAGCATTACGGTTAGTCAAGCTGTGTTGCTTGATCTGGTTGGCGAGGATTTGAGCTTGTTGCTGAAGACTTTGCTTAGCAGCGGCGGCTTGTGTTGCCTGTGTAGCTGCTGCCAACTTTTGTTGTTTGATTGCTAAGGCCACTTGCTGTTGTTGTGTCTTGAGTCCATATGCAGCATTAGAGGCGGCTGCTTGACCCTGAATCTTAGTGAGCTTTGCGTTCTGTAGTTGTTGTGCGAACTGTTGTTGTGTTGCTGCTTTCTGTGCTGCTACAAGATTATTGGCATTCCGACCACCAGAGCCTTTAAGTGCTTTGTCAATCGCTCTGCCTGTTGCCTGTGCTTGCTTCTCTATAGCCCTTAGAAGTTGCTGTGCTTGTTTGATTCCTGTTTGGTCTACTTTGAAAGCGATTGAAGCGAAGAGCTGGGCTAGAGTTTGATCAGTCATACTCATACATCTTACTCCTTGCCTACAGCCGCTAGGCGAGCTTGAAGAGCAACGAGAGCAGCTTCACGCACTTCTTCAGGTGCATCAGCAATACCGCTAATCAAATCATCAGGATCGTTCTTAGATGCAAGCATCTGTGCGATGAAACCGATGTTCAAATCCTCTTGTGTAGAGGGTGCACAAGAAAGAGTCGCCATGTGGATTGCATTCATTGCACGAACCACACGCTCATCGTTCAAGGCTTTATCTGCATACTTCAAATCAGAGTAGGAAGCGTGTTTCAGTGCGATAGCTCCAAAGCGTTTGGCGTAGTCTTTGTAGTCGATCATTGAAAGGATGTGTTCTACATCAACATCATCACCGGCTGTTTGTACAAGGGCATCACGAAAGAACTGTTTAGCGAAGTCTTCAAAGAAAGTGACGTGTGTACGGGTTAGTTGTGTCATTGTGTTTGTTCCTTATAAAAGAAAGGGGCACGCAGCCCCTCTAAAGATGTTCAAAATGTAAGGGTGAATACTCTCAGACAAGAGCCTTCAGCTTTGCATTCTCAGTCAGTAGCTGTTCCATACGAACCCTGAAGCCTTCTGCTTGCATGTAAGCAAGCTTAGTTTCCTCATGAGCTGCTGCTAGTTTGTCTTGGACATAACGGATGTCGCTTTGAATGGTCTTCAACTCAAACCTTAGTGCTGCCTCTTTAGGCTTAGCCTGTTCTTGCTCAAGAGTGGCGACAAGCATAGAAGCGGCTGCAAGCTGATTGGTCAGTACCAAGTGATTGATGATGTGGTGATAGTTGCTTGGGGTTGTATCCTGATACTTGAGAATCAGTGCGTGTTGTACTTCAGTCATTCTATGTCGTCTCCATTGGATTGTTGGTTAAGGTGTAAAATTAAACGTGATGCCTTCTTGTGGTTTCACCTTACCTTTACTGTCTATACCCTGTTTCTTTTGTTGCTTAACAGGAATGAAGATTGGGCAGATTTCATCAAAGATTCTTGCACACTGCTCCAATACGGTTGGCTCTTCCTTACGTGGACGGCCTTGTTTACGTTTGGCTACAAGTGGCTCAGGTTCAAGCTCAAGTGCGTGTAGAGCCTTGGCAAGCTCTAGGAGGTGTTCTAGTTGGTTGATGTGTGCCTCTGGGAAGTTAGTAGCCTTGGCACGCTCTATGGCTTTCTCAAGAGGTTTGATGAGTTGCTTATACACACGTCCTGCATACCTCATCCTATCATCGACACTAGGGAAGTTACGTCTAGCCATTATTCGCTATCCTCTTCATGTTGTCTTTTGTTGTCCCTACCTTGACGGTGTTTGTTCTTATGTCTTGGCTTTGAGTTAGAGGGAACTGTATCGTCCCACTCGTCTCTATCGTATTGGGCTTGTTGTCGCTTCATGATTATTTCTTGCCGTACTTCTCTTGAAGGATGCGTGTGGTAGCATCAACTTCAGGCTGAACAGCAGCCTTCTCAATATCAGCAGTTGCATTCAACAACGTATTGATTTGATCCTTGTTGGCTACAAGGGCTGCAAAACCTTTGACAAACTGAGACCTTGATAGCTGGGCTGTACCCTTGGCGACTTGTTCAGCAACATCATTATCAAAGAGAGAACGCAAAGCAATCTCTCTGTATTGTACCTCTGTCATCACTCAATCTCCTGTGGCTTGTTCAGTTTGACGGCAAACAGCGGAATAGTGCTTGGAGCGTGAGCAGGTACATAGCGGGACTCTTCAGTCAGTGTGTAGCCTTGGGCCAAATGCTCGACAACTTCGGAAAGGAATTTACTGATGGTCACTTCTTGGATGTAGATATAGTTAGTCATCACTTAGCCCCTCTCATGCCACGTAGACGTTGTTGAACGCGCTTCTCAATGTCTGCTTCAACCTTACGGGCTTCTTCAGCTAGAACAGCTTTACGAGCTTCTTCTTCTTCAATCAACATTGCTGCTCGTTCTTGCTCAAACACTTTGTCGTTGTGTGCGTCAATGTCTGCTTCATACGTGGCTGTCACTTCGGTAATGATCTTAGCTTTATCTTTATCTTGTAGGGCTTCAGGCTTAGTGACATACAAAACGCCTGCCCCAGTATGGGTAATGTCTGGTGTACAGGTGTGACTCAGGAAGATTTTGTAGCCTTGTTCAAGACGTTCTTGAAGGATGCTCATCGCAAAGAACAAGTTTCGTCCAACAATCTGTTCAATTGCACCTAGAAAATGTTTGCGTGGGAAGTTGCCGAGAGTATCGGGTTGGGCGCTTGTATCAATATCAACTCCATCAAGACGGATGGCATAGCAAGCTAGCTCAGCGTCGATGTAGGCTTGAAGTTCTTGTTTATCGTGTTTCCTGATTGTCAGTGTCATTATTTGTTTTCCTTGTATTCTGGGATTGGGTTGATTCGGGTGTTGTCAAAAATAACTGTTGAGCTGGTTGCAACTCTGGTATCTACATTGAAGAAGTCCATCTGCCCTGTGAGGATTTCAAGAGCCTCTTCTACAGCTTCCATACAGGCTTCTAGAATGAAGCTGGAGCGTTCTTTAGCAAGACTCTCAACAGCGCCTTCAAAAGCTCCTAGGAAGGCGTCTACAGCGTCTACAAGAGCAAACTGCTCATTGCTCAATCCGTCCTCACGGACGATGGCGAGAGGGGCTACAAAGGGCGTAAGGAGGCTTATGGATTCTTGTGCGTATTCGGTGATGCTCATTTTTTTTTTGTTTTCCTTGTTGGTATTGCGTAAAGGGATTATTGGTTGTCAGCGTCAATTGCTGCATAGATTGCTTTGAGTTCTTGTTCCTGTAGCTTTGCAGGCTTCTCCATATGAACCACCTGCACAACAGACCAGTTCATGTTAGAAGCTGTGATGTAAGGATCAGGGGCACGCTTGTATCCTTGGCTAATCAATTCGTCGTATCGTCTGAACATGTCTACATGGAAGTTGGTGTAAATCACTTCAAACTTGCCTTGCTTCTCATACTTATAAAGGGCTTCGTCTTTTAGGGCTTGTACGTCTGTCATTAAAACTCGATTCCTTTTTCAGTACATAGTTGTTGATACTCTTGAAGCTCTTCATCAAACCCATCATCAGGGAAGCGGTTATTCTTCAGGAATGTGTAAGTGTCGTATGTGTGGTCAGTGTCATCATCCAGAGATGCCAAGAAAGCTTTAATCCATTCTCTGTCCGTGAGTGTTGTTTCCACTCCGATTTCAAAACTCATGTTCTCTTGCCCCTTGTTGTGATGATCATCGAGACAACCCCAAGGGCATAACCGATTGCACCAAAGGCAAAGCAAAATGCAGCAACTGTGATTGGGTCAAACATTTTCGGCTTCCTTGTTAATCAGCTTGTAGAGCATGGATTGTTTTCTGTTCTTGCGATCTTCTGGAGCTTCAGCGAACAGTTCAGCAACTGCCCCTAGAATCTCTTGATCCGATAGTTCGGAGATTTTTTGTTTGTAGAGTTTAAAGATGGAAGTCTTAGCGTTTTTAACTTCTGGCATTACTTTGTGCTTGGCACGGTGTGCACGAACACGGCAAAGGTCTGTACAGAATCTGTGGTTAGAACGATTCGATAGAAACGATTGCCCGCACTCTGCACACCCTTTCTTAATGAGTGTCATGGTGTTTTCCTTGTGGGCAGTTGGTTGGCGTTACTGGTATGAGTTGTTACGTGGGTTTGTTCAGGTACAAAGAAAGAGGCTTGAAAGCCCCATTCGATGTACAAGGAAGTTGTTAGGGTTGTCGCACCTGCCACCCTGAAGCAGTCAAAAAGTAGCTGCTCTTCTTTATTTGAAGTTTGCTTTGTGCTGTCTTGCTGACTCATCGCGAATCAGCAGGAATCTGAATAGGGACAGTAGCCACGCTGTACTGTCGAACAGCTCTTTCTCTACAGAGGCCAATCACGCATGATGAGTGTGTACCAGTGGTTCCGCTAGCTACTGGGTAGAGCTATCATCAGGCTGTTGGAGAAGCCATGCGGGGAGTTTCACGCCAAACAACGTCTAAGAAGATGGCGAGAAGAACAGAGTGTTTCCGGGCTTTGAGCGGCCTGCCCGGAAGGCTGGAGTGTGTCGCGTGATTCAACAAACGCTGACGTTGCTCAGTGTGCTGTATCGGGGGGAAGGAGGAAACCCAATACAGCAACTACCGTGAGTCAGAAGGATAGGAGCTTTGACAAGGTAGATTCAAGAATACTGTCAGGAAGGAAAGCAACATTAAGCTTTCTCCCTATCTACTGTTAGTATAACATTGATCTGTCAATTGTCAACAACTATCTGTCATTTTAACGCTGTTTTTTGACACATAGTTTGTGTGTTGTGTTAATCACCATCATTTTGTGACAATGGTTAATATGTCAGCAGGATTAACATTCAGATCGTGACACACTTTCAGGAGGGGTTCTTCACCGTAGGTGTTGATCAGCGTGGAAAGCTCCCCACGGTTACGCTGTAGGCGTTTTGTGGCTCCAACCTTGAGGGAGTGAACCACTTGAGACACACAGTGCTTGAATCGATCCATCACAGCAGCATCCTGCGTTGAGGCTGCTTTCTCAGAACGCATAACTTGGATAGCATCGAGAAGGCTTTGTACATCGTCTTCAATGACATCCAGCTTAGGCGTAGCTTCGATCTTGGCTAGCTCACGCTTGGTGATTATCGGTACAGGGATTGTCTCCAGCACTTTCACCTTGCCGTTCATCCAATCATCAGCAAGCTGTTCTGCTTTACGGTCACGGTTATTCTGTGGTTTGAGATTGAGTGAATAGATCAGTTGCATTGTATCCCCCTCTAGCTGTGATTTGTGGTGTGTACTCCAGTAGCTCCCCAAACAAGTCTTCTTCTTCGTTTTGGGTAGTTGTAGGCTTGACAACAATTGGTGCATAGTCTACAGCAGGTGGGAAGATGTAGTCAATCACGTTTGTTGCTTCTTGCACAGACGTTGTGTTAGTAACTGGTACTTCCGCACGTGTCACAACTGCTGCTTCGGCAAGCATTACAGCTTCTTCAAAGAATGCGTCAAGGCTGTCTTCCTGAATGGCTACAGGAGCTTCTACAGAGCGTTGTGGGGTTTTCTGTGTGATAACAGGGGTAGACACATCACTTGTCGCTTCCATGGCATCTGTGACGCTTAGGGTGCGTGCCAGAAGAGTGACTGTGCTTTCTTGGCTGTACTCTTTGATAGCGAGCTTCAACAGGTGGCGGCGTGCTGCATACTGTTGCTTGCGTTGGGCTTCGGTGCTTTCCAGTTGGTCAGCGTCGTAGCCAGTGGCGTACATTTCCATGAAGCTGTTCACCTTGTCTTGAATCACTTCTTCAAGCTCAAGGGCCAGTTGCTCCAGGGCAACACGGCTGGCTGTTGGGGCTTCGTCACAAATCCAGTCCATCACGAACAGGGCTGTTTGATCAGTACCCCTAGCCAGTTCACGGCAGCGGGCCTTGATGCGGCTCATTGTGCTCTTGTCGTAAGCGGCTTCGAAGGTGCCTTTCTCTTCGCTCCACTTGGTGCCGTACACTTCGTACAGGGCTTGGCGTAGCTCGTAATCCTTGATGCCTTGTGGACGTACAGACAAAGGGAAGACGCGGGCAACGGCCTTTTCAAAGTCAGAGGATGGGGCTTTGGTGGCTTGGTCTACTTCAACGCCTGCCATGTGTTCACGGACGAAGCGTTCAGGGAAGCCGGTAGCGGCGATGATCTTAGCTCGGGACATGCCAGTCTTGCGGAGTGCAATCACCTTCTGTGCATCGGCTACTGTCAAAACTGGTTTAATTTTTGTGTCGGTCATAGCGGTTGTTATTCCTTGTGCGATATGGTTTCATTTCATTGGGTTGTTCCTCAGCCAGATAAAACTGTGCGTGAAAGATTTTCTTTCCCCTACACCTCTATTGTACACCTGTTTGTCCCATTGTCAAGGCATTTTTACCTTTTTGGGACATAGCTGGGACATTTCTGGGACATCCGTATTTCTGTCACAGCACATAGCACCGCCACTCATTCACACTTAGATGCACCATCCATTTGTCCCAATGGCGAGAACCATATCTTTAAGGTGGGACACTTGGTACAAAAGCTCTCACTTCAAAGGTCTTAGCTTCTGGCGTACCGCCTCAAAGGTTGCTTAACACATAACCAACAATAGTAACCAAAGAATCTTCAAAGGGTTTACCACTGGTCTTGCAGACCGGGTTGTCACCATGAGTCGTACCGACTCGTTTTGCACCTACCTGATTGTTTGGGGTTTTCTATGTTGGGTTTATTTGTTGGTACACTTGAAGAGGGGCAACCTTGAAGCTTTCACACTTAGATGTGCGAACTCTGAGGGCCTTCGCCCTTGGGTGTGTAACTCTTAGACCTACGGTCTACGCTCACACTTAGGAAGGGATACTTCTTGAAGGTTAGAAACAGATACAACAAAAAGAGTACAGCAATCACCATAAGAGCTTGGCCGCTCTTGATCTTCTGGTTGGTGCAGAACACAGGCAACGCCTGTAGAGGACTACCCTCAGACCTTCGGTCTAAGCTGACTACCTTTAAATTGATTGCATCAAAGGTATCTGTCATTGCGGGGCAGCTTTACCTTGATAGTCGTAGGAGCTTTTCTGAGTGTAGCTAGACGGAGCGTCAGCCGGTGATTTCTCAGTCGGCACCTTTTTGTTAGCTGCGGTCTTACGGCCTTTGTTGATTCGCACTTTGATGGTCTTCACTTCTGCAAACCTAACCTGCTCAAACTGCATAGCCGGAAATAGCCCCTCTCCACTTGACGCATCCTCCGTAAATCCTACGCTCGTCAAGACGCAGTTAGGGTACGATCTAACCACGTTGTCTCCCGCATACTCAACAAAAGCAAAGACTTCTCGGTTGTTGATCATGTAGATCAGATCAGACTTTACAGCCACCGCAAGCTTAACCTTCGGTTGGGGAGTAACGTAAGCGTCTGGGATAGTGTCCTTTGTGAACTGTGCGATCACTTCAGGAAGAATCCTGTTAATGCTGCTTGTTTGCTTCACTTCGACAGGAGTAACGACCTTTGTGTTGTTAGTGAACTGCTTGGTCGTATTGATGTCGCTAATATTCATGAATGGTCGGGAGATGTTGAAGTCAGCGTCCGAGAGAACGGCACTTACAGAGAACCTCAGATTATCTACCGTGACATGATCAGTATAACTTGCACCGTTAGCCATAGGGTGCTTTGTAGCGGTAGCACTGTACTGTTCAGTGATTGCTGTGATTGCATCAAACCACAGAACGTCGCCGCTTTGACGGGTAATGAAAAAGCCAGATGTTTGGTCAGCCATTGTGTTGTTCCTTATATGCGAATGTAGTAACCCTCACAAGCTCGCAGGAGTCGTGCTAAGGGGTTTATGCTTGGGTTGTATTGGTGTGTTGCTTGATAAGGCCCTAGCGGCCTCATAGGAGCTTGTGGCGTGCTTAGTCAACCTGCGATCAGTTAACCTTCACTCTCACGGTTTGGGAGAAGCTGGGTAGTGTCGTTCTGTCGAAGCCGTCAGAAGTTATGCCGTAGTGGCAATGCATCCTTGCAGACGTTGTTGTGACCTCTCGAAAGGTGACAGTGTATGAGAGCACCCCATCAATAGGATCAGTTACAACACCCGTCAACACTGGCACTTCAGCTAGGTTATAGGCAGTCAAGTCAATGTCAGCAAAGCCATACACAGGAGGCAGATTAAGCACTGTCTCATCTGGGGCAACGACGCTAACTGTTAGTGTTTGGCTTGTAGCTAGGGCATTGAAGTAGCCGAGTTGAGCAGCATACAGCGGCCCAAACTGTGCGATCGCCCCGTAGAGTTCGATAGGTGTTACGTTTGTAGGAGTGTTCACTATTGGTTCCTTATATTCAGTTGTTGCCTGTCAGGGTGACGGCCTTATAGATGTCAACCACTCTTCCACGAACGATCAACTTTTGAGGCTTGTCTAGTTGGTTGATGTAAGTGATTGGCTGTACATGTTTGATTTCCCATGCGTGGGGGTTGTCCTGCATCCACTCTAGGGAGCGTATGAAGGCCGTAGCGGCTCTTTCTCTAGCTGGGAGGGTCAGCGTACTGGCGTGTTTTCCCAAGAGGCTTAGAAGCTCTTCTGAGAAGCTTGGCGAGATTGCTTCTTGAACGATTGAGGCGTCCGTCATGTCGTCACCTTAAACTTGACGCTTTCCAGCATCTTGCCTGTGTCATACAGAGGGCGGTCAAAACCTTTTTCAGCAATCGTTCTTGGGCTGTTGCTGCCCGGATAGTTGGCAATCGTGATCTTGATTTCTTCAGCAACCATACGGCCAAGAGTTGCCATGATGGCTCTTGCACTACCGTTGCCTTGAATAGAAGCTTGAGCAGCCAGTTTCAGCACGCTAATAATCTTCTTTACTGTCAGTTTGTCTTGCAGGGTTTCTTGCATGAAGGGGCGTTCGGGGTGAAAGCGTGTTCCAAACTCGTTGTATGCAGCTACTGTAGCTACAGGCATGCCATCGTCATACACAGAGTCTTCAAAAAATCCTACTTGCGTTTTGGTCTTTTGAAGCGTCTGCATTCTCTTAGCAAGATTGACTAGCCCCTTCATGTCTAGCTTTGTTGTAATCATGGGTGTTCCTTGTCCTGTTCATTAGTGGTTCCCGTTGATGATTGGGTTAACGGTGATTTTTGGGCTTGCTTCTTGTTTTATGCTGATGCCCTTGGCTGCTTTTTCCTCAGCTTCTTTCAACTGAAGTTTTGTCAGCTTTCGCATAGAGTTAGGGTCAGCTTCATACATAGCGTTCTGCAACCTATCTGTTGCTGCATCAACTAGAGCTAGCTGTGTGGAAATGTTCACCTCAGCGTTCTGCACACGGTGTTCAAGTTCAGACACTTTGTTCTCAACCTTATACACTCTCTTCTCTACAATCTCTTTCTGGTGAAAGCCATTACGCCATTCGTAGTCCTCAATCCTTCCAAAAACCATGATGGGTGTGAATGCAATGAAGCAGGCGAGTAGAAGTGCAGTGATGATGCCTTGCAGCCTTGTGACGGGTTTCCCTAGAATTCCCTTGTCCATAGATTGTTCCTTGTCTTAACCCAGTTGGGCGCCCCCAAAGGAACGGCCACTGGAGCTTGTTTTGAATTGTGAAAGCTGCATCATGACAGCAGCCATAAAAGTGTCCTTGCTTCGTCCGTAGTAAAGTTCCTCGGCTGCACCGGCAATCCCGATAGCAACAGCCTTTGTCATAAACTCATCGACAGCCCCCAGCAAAAACATGTTACCCGTGTACGACACAACTACACCTTCATCGGTCTTGAACCAAAAGAAATGGTGACGTGTGTCTACAACATCGGGGTGTCTACGTTTAAGCATCATGTTGAAGTGACGACCCAAACGGTTAAGGTCAACACGACCTGTCAGCATGTAACAGGCTTGGTGTTGTCCCGTGTTCGCCAGTACATCAATGTGTCTTTGAAGCCTTTTCAATTTCTCTTTAACTGTCTCAGCCATACGGCCCCCTTATTGTTGGTTGTTCTTCGCCTGACGTTCAGCCTCTTTCTGCATCTCTGCACGTTCGAAGTAGTCACGCTGGGCAGCTTCATTAGCGTCGTAAGCATCTTCAACACTCATGTGTAGTGCCAAGTCAGAAAGACTTGCTAGATCAAGCTCACTCTTGAGGATGGTGTAGATAATGTTGCTCTGGCTAAAGCTCTCTGATACTCGCTCTAGACTTCTTGGCGCTTGAACACCACCAGCACTATAACCCTCTTGCAAACTCCAACGCTTCTTAGTCCAGATATGCAGAAAGTTGAAACTAATCACCTCAGCAAGCAATGCGTGAATAGTGGTGTAAGACAGCGATTCATAATCAAGTGACTCACCGTCAAGCGTGACATACTTCAGGAACATATCCAAAGCTTCAGCATAATCCAAAGACATGTCCTGCTCTGTAGATGCAGCATAGTTAATCAAGTAACTCATAGGCGTTCTTACGCGCTCCAGAGGTTGACGCTGCTCAACAGTTTTGCCTTCTAGGAGTTCTTTTAGAGAGAGCTTTTCAGATGGCTGGTTAGGCTGCTGAAACACTTCATAGGGAACATCAGGGTTGGCTAGTTTGTCCAAAAACATCAACACGGCCAACATACGGCCATCAATGGCTACGGCTTGTACTGGAATCAGCGGGAAGAGTTCTTTGTTTTCCCATACTGCTGTTTCTTGGTTGAGAAAGAACGCACGTACTGCATTATGATACTTCTCGATCAGCAGACACCCTTCAGTGGCTGGGTGCTGTTGGATGAGGTACTGCTTATCCTCAATGGTTAGTTTCTTGGTCTTGATTGCCATGAATGGGTTTCCTTATCGGTTTTTTTTTATGGGATTGTGTGCGGGCTTGCACGTAGGAGTGTTTTGTTACTGTAGGACGTCAATGTCATCAGGTGTCATTTCAGAGCACTGAATCTCAACCTGCCAGTCATTACCACGGAAGTCACCTGTATAACGAGCAGTATTCACGCGGTAGTAGCCTGTAACTTTTTCAGATTCAATCTTGACTACAGAACTAGGCACAATGGTTGCGTCTAGGGCTGTTACAACTTGAACGCCATAGCGTGCACGCTTATCGCCTTTAGGAAGCTTCAGGTATTCCGTGGTTTGAAATGGTTCATCAATCATGCCTGTATCGACACTGATGATAGGAACATCAACTACGCTTCTGGAGTTCGGGCCATTAACATCAGTAACGTTCAAAATGCCGTTAGTGACATGGTATTGAAACCCGTAAGCTTTGGTGATTTTGTCTAGCTCTTCTTTGGCTGTAGCACTCAAGCGGTAGCTGCCAATGATCGGACTGTTCAGGTTAGTCCCGACAATAGAACCACGGGCTACACCCGGCATAGACTCTCTGATGGTTTCAATGACATCCCCCACAGTTTGACCGGGAGATAGGATGCGACTAAGGCGGGCTTGGGTCAGCTCTACATAACCTTCACCAAGTTCAATAACAGAAATGGTGTCTGTTCCATGCTTAACTGTCTTGCCTTTGGTCATGTTTCCAGAGGCTAGGAGCTTCATTCCATCTCTGTTGTTGTACCCAACGTACAAAGCAACTTCGATGTCTTTCCTGTCCATCAACAATGCTTGTTCAGGGTTCAGGTTGTAGATTTCGATAGAGCCGGAGTTACCATTCTTGTGCTTGGTGTCTGCCGACTTCTCAATATTGAAGGTAATCTGAAGGGGGGCGTCAACTTCTGTGCTGATGAGTTCAATCCCGTCACCGTTGACGTAATCACCAATCGTAATCTTGTATTGTCTGTCGTACTTCGTGTACTCGTTAACTGTCGTAACCTGTAGGGCCATATCTATATCCTCTATGTGTAGCAAACAGCCTCACAGCCACTGTGAAAGCGTTTTGCTTGTGGTGGTTGGTTCTGCACTGGGCTTTGCAGAATTGTTTACGTATCGTCTTGCAGGGCATCGTAGAGCCACAGTGCTGGCATACTCGTTGTGTAATGATCATGTTTTGTACCTACCTTCTCTAAGGTTGATTAACTTTGGTTATAGGGTTTGTGACACTTATGGAAACTGTACGAGAGAGCGGGCATGAAAAAGGCCACACAATGGTGGCCCTTCTCATACGTACCAAGCCCAGCACACACAGTTAACAGGAATCCCTTTCCTAACAACCACTATTAGTATACCACATGTCGTGTCATATTGCCACTTATATCTGACAGAATGACAAAAAAAAAACTCCCTAACACATGAAGTGAGAGGGAGCTAAGGAACCACCACTAAACTGGTTGAGCCACACAACAAAGACAAGGATGGGAATATGCTGTGTGACTCGTTGTTACAGTGTAACACACTACCTCTATCTGTCAATCATTGGTGCTGTTGACGTAGATTGTCATAGTCAGCTTCATCCCATGTGTTTTCCGACTGCATCTCTTGAAATGGCTCATGATAAGGGAAGTCGTCAACGTACCCTTTAGGGATCAGCATAAGCTTTCCATTAGCTAGAAGCTTGTATTTGTCAAGAGCACGATCAACACCAATGTATCTGTACAGCACTTCAGAATGTGACGCTGTAATCTCGCCTGTAGGTGCTACGGTGATGTGATAGTCAACCAACTTAAGCATAGCTGCTAGGCGCTGTGCATCAGCAGCTTCAAGTTTCCACACCTTCCCCATTTCCTGCCAATGTGTACCGGCGGAAGGAACAACCGTAGACCTTAGTATCACTAATGCACTTTCAGCCGCCTCACGCTCGATTCTAGACTGTTTAAGTGCCTCTATGACCTCTGGTATAGGGCCAGTCTGTGTAAGGGCTTGTACAAGGCCATCAACGCGCTTGGTGATTGCCAGTAGCTCAGCTTCTCTTGTGACAATCTCTTTGTCATTGACGCCCATCTGTTGCTGCTGCACGGCCTCTATAGCTGCTGTGACAGATGTATACCTGTAGATAGCATCTAGGACAGGTTTAGGTACACAGTGAGAGTTTGTGCATTCGTTCTGGCTCTGTCGTGTACGGCAACGCATGCTGTGAGGCTTACCGTGTAGATTCTGCACGATGTAGTTCTTACCGCACTCACCACACCTCACAAGCCCAACTAGAAAATGGCTTGCTGTCTTGATTGGGCGTTGTGTCTTCATCTTCTCAGCGTGAACCTGAGCTTTGTAGAACAACGATGGTTCAATGATCGCAGGGTAGATGTCATCAATGATTTGATGGTCTGGAGTGCCTTCTAACGTCTCCCACTTGCCAATCACAGCCTTGTTCCTAAGCCAACCTTCAACGCCGGGGCCAGAAGCCTTAGCCAGTCTTTCAACGCCGCTTTCACGCATACGCTTGGCAATTGTCGATTTGCCTACACCAGAAACGTACAGCTCAAAGGCTGTCTTGATCCATGGCGCTACATCCTCCCTCACCGTACCGTCAGGGTTCAGCCATACAGGGGTGATGCGTCTAGGGACGATCCCGTATTTAGCAGCGTCCTTTCTACGCTTCTTGTAAGAGTCGGCAACGCGGGTTGAGAGTGCTGCTGAATAGCCGTGAGCAGCTTGAATCTTCGCCACCAACAGGAATATCTGAGCAGTGTTAACGGATTCCTTGGAGTACGTTGTGTTGTCATCCAGAGTGATGATTGAGACACCAGCCTTCAGGATCGGATTGATAACCAACGTCAGCATGTCCATTGGTTCAAGGCGTCCTGTGCGGTCTATGGCCTCAACCAGCACCACGTCACCAGCCCTGATGAAACCATCCTCCAACGCTTTCAGGAGCTTTCCAAACCCGCCAGCCTCTTTGATGTGTTCCCCGTGATAACCGCTCTTGCCTAGGTCGGAAAACTTCAGGTCTGACATCTCGTAATCGGGATGCCGTTTGAGCCAATCAGCAATCATGCCTTCTTGACGTTCAACGCTCGAACCGTGACGCTGCCTATCGCTGGAGAATCGAACGTAGGAAATCGCTTGTTTCATGGAAAGCCCCTGTAAATGCTGGACGGGAGGATAACAGAGGCTCAGTGTTACATACGATATTGTTGGGATCAGGGGATCATGGGGATGCAAGTTGGCGGCAAGCGCAAACTGCTGGTGCCGGCGCATCTGGGTTACGGCGAACGGACGATGGGCAAGATTCCGCCGAATTCGAATCTGGTGTTCGAGATTGAGTTGCTGGAGGTTTTGACGCGGGAGGATTGAAGCTCGCGGGACGAGTGCGTTGTGATGAGGGGCGTTCCTGATCACAACGTCCGGCATGCAAGGACTCGATGAGTCAGGTGAATGCCTCAATATCGTCAAGCGTGTCTGCGATCACGCCTTCCAGGGAGGGGAATCTTGTCTTTACTTCTTCCAGGGCCGCGAAGGCAATGTCTTTGTCCAGTTTGCCGTGCCTTCGAGCAATGTGGCCCAAAGCGGTAATGGCAGATGCGACAACCGACTCATTGCTGCTGGCGAAATACTTCAGGCAGGTTTGCTGAGCCCAGATTCTGTCTGATTCGTTCAAGCCAATAGAAATCAATCCAGCGACAACATTCCTTTCCACGCCGCTTTCAAGAATCCTCACTGCTTCATCGTGGTTCACTGTTGGTTCTTGATAGAAAAGACTCAACTATTCCCGAACCCCGATAAAAAGATCTAGTTCAGTTGGTAGGTGTTCATTAAGGACTGACGCGATTTGCCGGACCTGACCGTCATTCAATAACCATTCTCCGGCCTCGCTTTCTTCCAGGCTTTCCCAACCCAGCAACGCTAAAACCGCAGCTTCTGCCTCAGGCTTCACCGTCAGTTCAAACTTCAAAGAGTCGTCCTCTTCATCACCTTTCAAAAAGCCACTTATCCATAAAAACATTAAAAGCCTCCTGTATTTACTTGGGGGTCAACCTTGTTATTGGAGAGCTCGGAAAACACTGAACCCGCTGCCTTCCTCCACTGAGACAGCGGGTTTTTTCTTGCCTTGTACCCCAGGTATTACGCAGCCATCGCCATCTCATCCAGCGTCGCGGCAACCGTGCCGGTCAGGCTTGGAAATCTGCGCTTTACGCTGGTGAGTGCCGGCAGCAGGCGGTTGCGGTCCAGTTCGCCATGGTCGCGGGCAATCTGGACGAGGGCGGTGAGGGCGGCGCTGACAATGGATTTCCGTTCGCTCTCGAGCAGTAGCAGACAGGCTTTCTGGGCCCATTGGCTGTCTTTCTCGTTGAGGCCGATGGAGATCAGGGCGGCGATGATGTGTGCATCGGATTTGCTTTCCATGGGTGTTCCTCAGGTCGTGGCATCGAGAGTGTCCAGCGCCCGGTTCACAGCCAGTTCGCCACACATCACAACTTGGGCGATGCCCAGCACAGTGTTGCGGTAGGGCGGGTCCAGCAGCGCGGCGAAGTCGCTGAGCATCACGCTGGCCGAAGTCATCGATTCGCAGGCGTGGGCTAGCAGGGCATGCTGATCCAGGTCGGGGGCGACGAGGAACATGCGGCCGGGGCAGTGTTGTTTCGGGGCGGCGGGTTTCAGGTAATGGTCGAGAGCGCGCTCGGCGGCTTCGTGGAGTTTTTTTGAGTCGGTTGTGGAGTAGGGAGAGGTTGGGTCGAATTCGGACGGTAAGTCTGTTTCTGGTGGATTGGGTGTTGGCTTGATCATTTGCTCAGAGTCTCCAGTAATGCTGGCTCCCATTTCGCGACTAAACGATTGGGTGGCAGCTATGCGCAGGTTAGTCGACCGGGACTCCAAGCTTTACCGGCGCACCCGAAGGCGCCCTGCGCACAGCTACCATTGAGCGCAGGCGCAAAAGCACCTGACTGAATGACTGCATGCGAAGTTGGAGAACACCGAGCGACTAAACCCGTTCACTGACCATTCAGTGATGCGAATCAAGTTACGGGCAGGCTCCAAACTGCACAAGCCGGCGGATTCTGGCGTAGTTGTAGGCAAAGGCGCAAGGCGATGTAGCCTCCCGGATGGGGGCAAAATGATGCGTCATTTGTCAGGCTTTATGGCTCACGCAAGAGGTCGCTGCCGGCCTGTGAAGCTTGCTTGCTTGTGAACATCCTCTTTGTGATACCGAATATTTAATAAGCCACTTCGAGCTTGATTTATATCGGTTTCGATATAGCCTGCGTGGCACGTTCAAATGCCAGGAACAGGTGAAACCATGAAGGATCATCAAAACCCACCCCAACGTTTCTCAAGCATCTGGGATGCACTGGAAGACACGCCGCAGGAAGCGGCCAACATGCGCCTGCGGGCCAAGCTGATGCGCACGTTGTGCGAAACGATTCGTGCCTGGGAGCTTCCGCAGAAGGAGGCGGCCAAGCGTCTAGGCATCACCCAGCCGCGCCTTAACGACGTACTCAACGGCAAAATCGACAAGTTCTCTCTGGATGCGCTGGTCAACCTGTCGGCTGCAGCGCAACTGGACGTAGACCTCTGCTTCTCGTCGTCCTCGCCACTGCAATGGGCCTGA